GCCCTGATGGTCAGGAGCTGGGCATAAAAGTGGCAACTACAAAGGAGAACCCATGAAGATTCCCGAATCAGAGCATACCATCCAGTCTTTAATTGACAAGCACCATGAGGCCATTGCCGAGGTGCCTCGCCCACACCTTGGCGCCAGTACGCTTGGCCATGTGTGTGATCGGTGGCTGTGGCTGTCGTTTCGCTGGGCTGTGCAGCCGAGCTTCCCTGGTCGAATCCTGCGCTTGTTCAGGCGTGGCCACCAAGAGGAGGCCAACATCATCAGCGACTTGCGTGCCATTGGCATCGATGTGCGCAAGGTATCAAGCCAGCACCGTGTTGACTTTGGCAGCCATGTGTCTGGCTCGATCGATGCGATCATCGACAAGGGTGTGCCTGAAGCGCCCAAGACCAAGCACATTGCCGAGTTCAAGACCGCATCAAAAAAGGCGTTTGACGATCTGGAGAAGAATGGCGTGGAGAAGTCCAAGCCTGAGCACTTTGTGCAGATGCAGGTCTACATGGCAGGCACTGGCATTGATCGTGCGCTGTACTTGGCTGTCTGCAAGGACGATGACCGCATCCACACCGAGCGCGTGAAATTCGACAAAGATGTGGCTCACAAGGCCATTGTTCGTGGCAAGCGCATTGCTTTGACCGACCGTATGCCTGAGCCGATCAGCTCTGATGCGAGCTGGTATCAGTGCAAGTTTTGTGATGCGCATGAGTTCTGCCACCAGAGCAAGACCACCAAGCATGTGAACTGCCGCACCTGCGCTTTGGCCACAGCGATGCCTGACTCGACTTGGCACTGCGCCAAGTGGGATGCTGAGATACCTTTGGATTCTCAGCGCACTGGCTGTGAAGGCCATGTCTTGCACCCTGATCTGGTGCCTTGGCAGCGCAAGGATGGGCCAGACGAGTTCACCGCTGTGTATGAGATCAATGGCGTGAATCTGGCCAATGGCGATCCTGAGCAGGAGGGTGTCTACGGCTCCAAGGAGTTGCTGGCCAATTCCAATGCCTGCGCCAGCGGTGATGCGCTGATTGCTGAGATGCGCAAGGACTTTGGTGGAAGGATTGTGGGATGACCAGCTCATCAGTCGAGCGTGCACGCTCCATCGCTGACAAGGTGCGTCAACGCAACCAGCGTACTTGGGATGAAGTTGATCGCGAAGTGGTGTTTGCCATTGACGCGTTGGTTGCTCATGCAGAGTGGCTTTACATACGCAATGAACAAGTGGCTACAGCCGAGCGCAAGCGTTTGCACGACAAATTCATGGAGATTCACAATTCTCAGAAGCACAGCAACAACTACTGGCACTTTGCCGCACGCAAGATCATGGAGGAATCCTAATGCTCCGTGACTACCAACAGCGCACCATTGACCAGCTGTATGCGTGGTTGCATTGTGTCTGTCATTCCTATAAAATGGACTCACTGACACAAGGAGAACGACATGCAATGTGCATTTGATGGATGTGAGCGTGATGCTGTATCAAAAGGATACTGTGACAAGCATTACAGAAGGCTGCTCAAGCGTGGTGATGTCAACGACCACGGAAGTCGAAAAGTAGATGATGGCAATGCCGTTGAGCGATTCCACCAAAAGTATGAAATCGACGAATCAGGCTGCTGGATGTGGACTGGTGGAACAAGGCCAAACAGCAAAGGCGTGCCATATCCACGCCATTGGACTGATGACCGAAAGTCAATCGGTGCACATAGATTTTCATTTGAGCTTGTACGTGGTGCGATACCGAAAGGCATGTACGTTTGCCACAAATGCGACACGCCTCTTTGTGTGAATCCAGATCATCTTTTTGTTGGCACGCACCACGACAACATGCGCGACATGGTGCAAAAGAAACGGTCATTTACTGGCCGTGGGGAAAATAAAAAAGGACTGGCGAAGCTGACCAATCAGCAAGCAGACCAGATCAGAAAAATGGATATATCCCATCAAAAACTTGCAGCCATGTTTGGCGTAAGTGCAACAACCATCGGTCGAATCAAAAGCAGGGAGAGTTATTGATGCAACTGCGTGAATATCAATCCAGAAGCATAGAAATGCTTTACGACTGGATGTCAAACAATAAAGGACATCCATGTGTCGTTATGCCAACTGGCTCTGGGAAAAGTCATGTTATTGCTGCGCTTTGCAAAGATGCAATTCAAACATGGCCAGAAACACGTATTTTGATGCTGACTCATGTCAAGGAATTGATTGAGCAAAATGCTGAAAAAATGCGGTTGCATTGGCCTGGTGCGCCACTCGGTATTTATAGCGCAAGCGTAGGCAAGCGCCAGCTTGGGGAGCCAATCACGTTTGCTGGGATTCAATCTGTGCGAGACAAAGCAAAGCTGATCGGGCACATTGACTTGATCGTCATTGATGAATGCCATCTTGTGAATCACAAAGATGAAGGTGGCTATCGCAAGTTGATCGGTGAATTGATAGCAGTAAACCCTGCTCTGCGCATCATCGGGTATAGCGCCACGCCTTATCGCTTGGGGCATGGCCTGATCACCGACAAGCCTGCGCTCTTTGACGATCTGCTGGAGCCTGTCAGCATCGAGGAGCTGGTGTTCAAGGGTTATTTGGCCACGTTGCGCTCCAAGATCACCAAGGCCAAGCTGGATGTGACTGGCGTGAAGAAGCGTGGGGGCGAGTTCATCGAGTCCGAGTTGCAGGCTGCTGTGGATACCGACGACCAGAATCAAAAGGTGGTGCAGGAGATCATTGGCTTGGCCGGTGATCGCAAGGCCTTGTTGGTGTTCTGCACTGGCGTGAAGCATGCCCAGCACATTGCCGAGGTTTTGTGCCAGCATGGTGTGGCTGCCGAATGCGTGACTGGAGAAACCCCAAAAAAAGAGCGCGAGCGCATGCTTGAGGACTTCAAGGCAGGCCGTCTGCGTGCCCTGACGAATGCCAATGTGCTGACCACTGGCTTTGATTATCCTGACATCGATGTGGTGGCCATGTTGCGCCCGACGATGAGCGCCAGCCTTTATGTGCAGATGGCAGGCCGTGGCATGAGGGTCAAGAGCCACACCGATCACTGCCTAGTGCTCGACTTTGCTGGTGTGGTGGCAAGTCATGGGCCGATAACCAACGTGCAGCCACCCAAGAAAGGTGGCGATGGCAATGGCGAGGCACCAGTCAAGGTTTGCGACGAGTGTGGTGAGCTGGTGCACATCTCGGCAGCGATCTGTCCTGCATGCGGTGCTGTATTTCCTGAGCCGGTCAAGAAGAAACTGGAGCTGCGAGACGACGACATCATGGGTCTGGAAGGCAAAGAGCTTGATGTGTCGAGCTGGAACTGGCGCATCCATACCAGCAGGGCCAGTGGCAAGTTGATGCTGTCCTGCACCTATTACGGCAATTTGTCAGACAAGCCGATCACCGAGTACTTGCCGGTTCTGCATGATGGTTATGCAGGCCAGATGGCATTGCAGAAACTTTTGACAATGGCCTCATCGTCTGGCGCTGATCTGTCGCAGGTCTCGCAACTGGAAGGCGAGCGTGGTCTGGATTACATCAGCGTTCAGATGAGCAATTCTGAGCCGCCAAGCGCCATCAAATACCGACTGGATGGTAAATTTTTTAGAGTGATTAGAAGGAGTTGGAAATGAAAACAAGACCACCAGAGCCACAATTTTTGGTTGATTACCGCGAGTGGGTCAAGGCTGGCCCACCCAAGTGCTGCCACACCTGCGAGATGTACGGCAACGATGGCCTGTGCACCGAGTTCTTCATGGAGCCGCCAGCCGAGTTTGCTGCCGAGGTGGATGCCTGCCCTAAGTGGGAGCCAGAATGTCCGTTCTAGGCCGTATTCCAACCGAGCATGAGGAGCAACGCGAGCTGGTACGCTGGTTTCGCCAGACTTGGCCAGGCGTGCGCATCTTTGCCATTCCCAATGGTGGCGCTCGCAGTCCAGCCACTGCTGGCCGTCTGAAGGCCGAAGGGGTGTCTTCTGGCGTACCTGATCTGTTCATTCCTGCTTGGGGTCTTTGGGTGGAGATGAAGCGCACCAAAGGTGGCATCCTGAGTGCCGAGCAGAAAGACTGGATTACATACCTTGAAAGTGTGAGATTCTGTTGTATAGTGGGAAAAGGTGCTGATGATGCCAAGGGCAAACTTCAGGCCTTTTTTAACCAACACAAGGACACACCATGACCTCAAAAATTAAAGATCGATACATGACGATCAGGCTGCCTGCTGACATTGAGCGTGAGCTGCGCAAGATGGCCGAGCGCAACACGCGCACTCTGGCCGCGCAGATTCTGCACTGCGTCAAGATGGAAATGGAGCGCCAGCAAGCACAGGAGACCAAGGCATGAAGAAGCAGATTCACATCAGCATTGAGACGCTGATGCACAAGTGGCCGGTGTTTGGCATTGGCTTTGCCAATGGCGAGTTCTTCATCTCGCTGTGGCTGGTGGATGTTCGCGCCTGGAGGGATTACGCATGAAGTGCCCAGTCTGCAAGGCGTGGACATTTGTGCTTGAAACGCGCCTCAAGCCTGATAACACCAAGTACAGGCGCTATGAATGCGCCAATGGCCATCGCTTCACCACCTTGGAAACAGTGGTCAAAATCATTGTTGTAAAAACCACAAAAAACTAGGGTTTATCCTAATTAAATATATTGTGTGAAATCGTGGTAATATCTTTACATATCAACCAACCAGCAAGGAGCTGATCGTGAAACACTCAAACTTTCAAACACCACGTAATTTTGCAGACTGTACTTGGGTACAGGGTTATGGCCGCACAGAGCCGCTTTGGGAGCGCGTGGCAGGCTATGTGCTGGCCTTCGCCATTGGTGCTGGCTTGGCCTGCCTTTTGGTGGCCTGGTGGTCGTCATGAGCTGCTGTAAAAAGTATGAATGCAATCAGGGCAGAGATTGCCCTGTGCGCATTGCTCATGCTTCTGAGCCTTTATTTTTTAAGCGCCTTTTTAGGCGCTTTTTTTATGGGCTTTTTATCGCCATCCTTGGCGTGCTGTGGCTAGCGCTTTTGGTAGCCTGCGCATACGCTTACGCAAACTGACGAGTGCCAGCCTTGTCAATGATCAGCGCTTGCTTGCGTGGACTGGTGTCCTCGCTGTTTGGCACGCTGATGTGCGTCCATCGATCAAACTCGCGGATGATCTGGTCGTAGCCAATGCCGCTGGCCACGATCTTGCGCACCACCTCGTCTGGTGTCATGCCTGGCACCTTGAAGTCGGCAGCGCAGCCAGTTCGGTGCTGGCTGGTGTCTTTGCTTCCTACCGCATCATTGACCAGCTTTGTGCGCAGGCCTGAGCTGATCATGATGGGCTTGCCGCCAAGCACCACCTTCACCTGCTCCAGAAAGTCTGCCAGGCGCGTCAGATTGGCCAGCTCGGTGTCATTGGGACTGTTGTCCCAGCCATTGCGTTCTGCGGTCTCGCTGGCTGTCAGTTCTTCGAGTGTGAAGTGTGGTGTCAGATTCACTTCTTGCTCCTCATGTCTGCAAGTTTTTCAACGGTACGGCCACCAAAGTAGGCCAAGAAAATGATCTGTCCCCACTGGCCAAGCAGCTGGACGTAGGATTCCTGCGCGTTGTAGCCAAAGGCCGACATTGCAGTGAAGATGAAATAGGCCAAGAAGATGGCTATAAGGGCCATAGGGCGAATATTTTTAGACAGCCAAGAGTCTGACCCCATGTCTGCTGTCCAGCGGTCTGTGGTGTTCTGCTGCTCCACCTCAAACAACTTGGTGTCGTTGGCCATCTTTGCCAGCTCACCATCCTGCGCTAGTTTAGCCAGCTCAAGTTGCGCTTTGGCCTTGGCCTCTGGGTCTGGGATGAGCTTGTCAATGAGCTTGCCGCCCACATTTAGAAGTGCGTCGAGTGCGATCATTGTTTGCTCCTTGAAAGCATGGTTGCTGCAATTTCCATCATGGTTCTTGCCACTTGAATGTCGGCTGGTTCATTATCCCAGCCAACAGTAATTTGGCCAACAAACCGGCTTGGGTCTGGTGGAATGCTGATTCGGCAAGTGTATGTGACACCTTTGGCGATGTACCACAGGCCCATCTCAGATTGCGCTGACTTGTACTCGCCACAAGGAATCTCGCTGGCCATTAGCTTGACCACATCAGCGTTGTTGGCTGAATTCTGCGTAAACAGACCCACATCCAACCCATCGTTGATTTTGTCTCGGCCCTCTTTGGTGTAAGCGCGATGCAGCACTCTGGTTCCAAACATAGGGTTTACTTTGAACACGGCCACAATGGTGGCGTTGGTGGTTTTGAGTAAATGGGCAACAGCGTCTTCCACTCTGTCTTCGACAATGCTTGGCATTTTCTTGGACTCTTTGTACGCGCCCATCAGTAGTTCTTGGTTCTGCCAGACAAAGTACCCAGCAAAGGCAAACACCGCCATGAGTATCAGCGCAAACAACTTGAATGGGCTGTCCACATAGGAGAGCACTTTGCTCAAAATATCTGATGGCTTTTCTTCACTCATAGTCCAATCATTCCAAGTAGTTTATTCACAATCTTGTTAGACAGATCGTCAGGCAAAAAGCGTAGCAGTCCAAGCACCCACCACGCCACACAAAGTCTGACGAAGATTTTAAGAAACAAATCAAACTGTTTCTGGTACTCATTCATCGACCACAGCGCGTTCTAGCACACAAATCTTGAATTTCAGCAATACCCCAACCGACTGCACCTAAAAGCATCACGATCACCACAATGCCGATGGCCCACGCCATCTGCTCGTCTTCATCTTCTTTTCGCTTTTTTTCATCAGCTTTGGCTTGTCGCGCAAGATGCGCGTCTTCAATGTCCATTTTTTGCTGGCGCTCTTTGATCTTTTGCCATACATCAGCGCGGCCAGTGGCCTGAAATAGCATCATCAACTCGGCCTCGAAGCGTTTGGCCTCATCGAGCGCCATCTCAATCTGTAAGGCTGTTCCTAGGTTCGACTTGTTGCCAGAGCGCTTGGCCTCCACCATAGCTTTGGTGGCCACGCTTTTGGCATCAAACATCTTGGCGATCGACGGTGCTAGGCCAGCCAGATCATTTGCGACTTTGCTGGCTTTTTTGACTACGCTGATTGCACTTTGTAGACCTGCTAGGGCTGTAATGGGATCGATCATTTTCGCTCTACCTTTTTCCACTCAAGGCATACTACTTTGCGATTAAAAACATCACCCGTCCATGCCCAACGAACGCACCGATATTCAGTTGATGAGGCTTGCGACAGCATTAAAGCAATCGCAAGTCCATATTTCAATGTTTCCAATAATTGAGTAGGTAACCGACCACGGCAGACACGGCAGAGACAATCGTCATGCCAAACCAAAGGCCTCCACGACCTTTGTTGGCCAGCGCCACCAGTTCTTCGAGCTGGCGCTCGACCTTGTCCATCTTTTTGTCCATGTCCTGAACTTTTTGCCAGAGCACGCCATACTTGACGAGGTCGATCTCGTTGCTTTCTGCCATAACATCAGTCTCCAACATTAGAGGCCTTGGCCTGGCGTGATGTAAACAGTGGCTGCTGCGCTGGACAGGCCGCTGAAGAATGTGTCTTGGTTGAAACGCAAGATTTCAACTGCACCAGGCACCAGCACGATTGCCGCTGAAGGCGTACCAGCCACAGGAGCCACAGCATTGGCCGTTGCGTCTGTTGCGTTTGGGCCAGTGCCCAAGAACACGGTGGTGGTGCCTGAATTGATGAATCTGAATTGGCCTGCGTTCTGTGGATCAAACTTTGCATATACAGGCGCTTGGATACCAGCAGGTGCGGCTGCGGCTGCGGCCACCACAATGGTCTTGCCAAGTGGTGCAAATGCGATCTGGGAATTGGTGGACATGATTTATGCTCCTTCTAA